CTTAACAGAGCTTAAAATTGTATTTAAAGAAATAAAGAGGAAGGCCTTAGAGGGGTCCAGCACTGGAGTTGTGTGCCTTATTTTAAAAGATGGCACGGCAAAGGGCCTATCTGAGTACACTTCACTAGAGGACCTAGAAGGTGCTAAATTTAAGGCAGAAAATCTTACCTACATGAAGCAGGCCTTAATAGGCAATGTGCAGGATGTAAGAGTGGGTGGAGTTCTTGAAGAAAGAAACTTCACACCTACTAAGTTAATAGTATACGCAGTAAATGGGGCTGACACACTAGATAATGCACTGGATATTCTTGAAAATTATGAGTTTAACTATTTGTGCATGCCTGAAGCTACAGACCAGACAGAGAATCCGAAGTTGATTGAGTTCATTACTAAAAAGTTACCTGATGTCGGCTATGACGCTAATCTGGTAATCACAACTACTAAGCCTTCAAACTCAAGTGATGTCATAGAGTTTGCGACTGAAGACATCAAGGAAGGTGATGTAACTTATACAGCAACTAAGCTACTGCCGTTTATTTGTGGGCTATGCGCAGGTACACCGCTTACACAGTCGATAACGCATGCTAATGTACCATTTATTAGCACTATTCCTAAGAAGACTAAGGAAGAAAAGAACCAGCTAATTGACGGTGGTAAGTTAATCCTGACAAAAGAGGGCGGCAATATCAAGATTGCAAGAGGTGTTACATCACTTACAGCACCTACAGGTAATGAAGGGGAGTCATTCAAGAAGATAAAGCTTGTAAGAACTTATAAGTTCATCAATAACTCTATCAAGAAGTCAATATCTAACTATTATGTAGGTAAAGTAGCCAATAACTACGATAACAAGTGCCTGCTTATAGCAGAGATTAGTAACTTCTTAGAAGATCTGGCAAGAGATGGAATAATTGAAAGAGGGCATAGTGTTGGTATTGATTTGGATGCACAGAAGAAATATCTGAAGGAAATAGGGGCAGATGTAGATTCAATGTCAGAACAGGAGCTTAAGGAAGCTAATACTAGATCTAAGGTGTTCCTATTCATCAAGCTAAAGGGTGTAGACGCTATGGAAGACTTCTACATCAACATTAATGTATAAAAGGGGGCTAAATAATGGCAGATACAAACAAAGAACAGATAAAAGAAATATTAGGTACTGATGGAATAAGCGGTACATTTGGTGAGCTATGGCTTGATGGTGAGTATGTGGCTGAGCTTGAAGGCTTCCAGGCTAAGATAGACTTTAAAAAGGCAGCGGTGCCTAGGCCGAGGAAAATGATGGATGCACACAAGACTACAGGAGCAGAGGGCAAAGGGTCTTGTACCATGACTAAGGTATCATCAAGAATGACCAAACTAATAGGGCTTAGGATGAAGGAGCAGAAGACTATTTACTTTGAAGCAATATCTAAGTTAGATGACCCAGATAATGTAGGAGCTGAAAGAATAAGGTATAAGGGTGTGCAGTTTGACGATCTTACACTTGCTGACTTTAAAAATGGAGAAGTAGGCAAGGTGGAAGCACCATTTACATTTGATGATTTTGAGCCAATAGATTTGATATAAGGAGATAGTTATGAGTGAAAAGAATGTTAATTTAATTGATCTACTACTAAGCAAGGACAGAGATGACTTCCTTGTTAAAAAGGAAGAAATAGAGATAAGCAGCCTATCTACTATGTTTGGTCAGCCTTTCATAGTGGAAATGCGCAGGATGAGCCTGGAACAGGAAGCAGAGCTAGAAGACTATGGCTATAAGCTTAAGATGGCCGATAAAGGCAAGCTACAGATGGCCGAAAATAACAGGAAAAGAAAGTTACTAACTCTTGTTTATTCGATATTCTACAAAGGGGAAGCCTTATTTAAGAATACAGAGCTAATAAGCAAGTTCAAAGTGGGTACTCCTACTGACCTGGTACTAGTGCTTCTTACTCCGGACGAGATTGACACACTATTCATGGCCTATGACAACCTAATCAACAATGTTCCGAAAGAAGATGAAATAAAAAACTAATAGAGGTGGATGATGAACTGCGTACTTTCTACTACTTTTGGAAGTACGCACATCTGACTCCATCCGAAGTTTACCAAAAGAAAAAAACAGATATTGGAGAATATCGAATGATGAAGGCCTTTCTATTCAAGGAAATAGAAGATAGGCTTGAAGATAAACAAAATCAATTTTGCCCTTTTATGGGAGAAAGGGGGTAAAAAATGGCAACTAATACAAGCGAACTGAAAGCTAGATTTAAGACTGAAGATTTAATGACAAAAGAGCTTAAAAGAATGCAGGCAGAACTTAAGAAGTTTCAGAAAGAGACTAAGGAAGTAGCCAAGGCACAGAAGGACTTTGACAAGAGTCTGAAAGGCAATAAAAAGCTAAAACTGGATGCTAAAGATGCCAATAAGCAGGTTGAAGGTGTGTCTAAAAAGATGAAATCATTTGTTGAGGGATTGAAAAAATCTAACAAGATACCAGTTGAGATAAAAGACTTAGCATCTAAGGGATTAAGTAGCATAAGTGGTCAGTTAGGCAAATTAGGTCCTATGGCTAAAGTGCCACTAAAATTACTTGGTAAACATCCAGCACTTGCAGTATTGGCCGCGGTAACATTAGCTGTTGGTGTACTTGCTAAGAAGGCGAAAGATGATGTAAAGGTATTTCTTCATGATATGACTGCCTGGGGCATACAGAAGATTCAACAAGGCCTAGCAAAGCTTAAGGATAAAGTTATCAAGGTCACCGTAGAGGGCTATAACAACTATTCTGATTATAAGGCTAGAGTTAACTCTCTTGATAAAGGCAAGTTGACCATGGGAGACTATGATAAATTAGCCCAAGGGGTAGCAAGAAACTCTAGATCTAACTTATCAGATGTAAGAAATGGAATGACTAAGCTAATGCAGATGTCACCAGATGTATTTGGTGGTAAGCCGGATGAAGCGGCCAAGTTCTACCAGACAGCCATGCAGTCATTCAGAAAAGGTGGGTCATCTAATGAAGAGGCTAGTGCAGCAATGTATCAGCTTAATCAGGGGCTTGCAAGTGGAACGCTACAAGGTGATGAACTTAGGTCAGTCAGAGAAAATGCACCGCTAATGGCCAAGATGATTGAAAAAGAAGTTGGTACAGGAATAAAAGAAGCTGGCAGGAAGGGGCTTCTTACTGCTGATCTAGTTAAGCGTGCAATTCTTAAACATTCAGATGAAGTTAATAAAGAGTTCCAAAATATTCCTATGAATTTCAAGGATGCATGGGTTATGGCTAACAATCTACTTGAAGCTAAGGTATATACCCCAATGTATGAGAGGATGCAAAAGATATTTGACAGTGAGAATGTTGAAAGTTTCTTCTCAGGCATCTACACGAAGGCGGAAGAGGCTATCGGTGGGTTATGGAGATTAATGGATGTAACCAACTTTGGGGGCATTGATTTTAGCAAATTACAAAATGCGGCCAAACCGATTACCGATATGCTAGATGAAGTATATAACCATATAATCACTAACTCACCTGAAGCCCAAGAGGCAATAAATGTATTTGGCCAACAAGTTAATGGTGCATTTGAGGGTATGGGGGATGTATTTCAATTTTTCAAGCATGTTGCTGAAGATGTATTTAAATTTCTAAAAGAAAATCCTAATTTTGTAAGAGATGTAATTAAGTTGTTGGCGTCTGACTGGGAAAAGAATTGGGCCCTTATGCAGTTTAAATTAGAGTTTGCAAGCAAGGTAATAATCCCACTTCTCACAGAGGTAAATAAAACCATAAAATTTATCACAGACTCTATAAGAGCTGTTCAAAATGCATGGACTGATATGTGTAACTGGTTTGAAAAGAAAATACCTAAGATACCAACAGTTGATTTTGGTGTTGGTGGTGACTCTTCTGGTGGAAGCGGTCCAGTGAATACTAGACCGACCCAATATAGTCATGCGTTTGGCCTACCTCGTGTGCCATATGACAATTACCCGGCTAATTTGCATCAGGGCGAAAAAGTCTTGACTAAGAGAGAGGCCAACGACTATGAGAACAGAGGTAGTAACAATGGTATAGTAATAAACCTAAATGGAATTACTGTTAGAGAAGAAGCCGACATTGATTTAATGATAGGTAAGATGGTTAAGAAGCTTAAATTAGCACAGGGGGTGGTGTAATTGGTAGAGATATACTTAAATGGAGATGGGGATAATCTAAGGCTGCCAGTTGTACCATCAGAATTTAATAAGATTGTTAATGCTGATATAAGCGCTGAAAGCATAGTTAAAAAGGGGAAGGTAAATATCTACAATGGGTATGAGCCTTCCGCCATGTCTATATCATGCTTTTTCCCCCATGAAGGTGCAAACTATCACTTTGCCACAAGTAGTGGGGATCCATATAGTTATGTTAATAAGCTTGAAAAGTGGTGTAGAGAGGGTACAAGGCTTAGGTATATAGTTACTGGTACTTCTATTAATGTGCCAGTCAGGATATCTCATTTTGAATATAGTGAGAGAGACTCTAGTGGTGATGTGTACTATACGTTAGACCTTAAGGAAGACGAGGATATAAACATACCTACATGGCAACCTGGCCCGGTTAGTGGTAACCCTAAAAACCCTATCCCTAACAAGGTCTACTCAAGAAATAAGCCTACCATAGACTTAAGCAAGCAGACTTCAGGAAAGGGCCACACAGTTAAGCATGGAGAGTACCTATACTTGATAGCGCAAAAATACTACGGAGATGGCAGCAAGTACAAG